TAGAATCTGCAAGAGTCCACTATCATAGGGCATTCCAAAATTGGGATGAGGTGGTTAGGTACGAAGACGGGTACAAAACTCGCATAGCAGAAGAAAAAGCTCTCAGGGATGAGATAACACAATAACCCTATGCCACATATACCAGCACCACCGATAGAAAGAATGTCACCTATTCAAAGGATAAAAAGAATCTTATGAAAAAAGCATACCATACACCAACAAAACAAAGCGTGATAGACCGAGCAAAGAAGTGGAAGGAAGAGGGTGTAGATGTACACAACAAATTTTTGACAGGTGAGTTTTGGGATTATTATGAAGAAGAAACGTGTGTGATTATAGATAATAATGGAATGGAGTATTGCTATAAAAACTTCTACAAAAAAGAAGGCTACAAAATCATACCCTACGAAAAGAAACTAGAGTACGGCTACTGTGAGGAGGGGGATGTGATAGTACATGAGGCTTGGGGTGAAATAGAAATAATAAAGGTGACTGAAAAAGGATTATGGAGGGTTGCTTGGAACTGCAAGGAAGAAGCATACTTCGACACATGGGAAGAAGTCGCAGGCGGAGAAAAAAATGGAACATGGAAAATCAAACAGCCTACCGAGGACACTATCACAGTCAAAATGAAACGCTCTGACTATGACACCCTAAAGGACATTGAATTGGAAATAATAAATAATTCAAAGTAAAACAAACGTATGGGCTATTCAACAGAATTCAAAGGTGCAGTGAAATTCAAGCAAGAACTAACAGCATCACAACTAGCTGAAATGAAAAGATATCTTGGGGAAGATATGCGTGACTTACTGAGTCCCAATGATTACGATGATATAGAAGGGGATTGGTGTCATCTAAACATGGAGTTCACAGATGATTTTTCTGGGCTACAGTGGGACGGAGCTGAAAAGACAAACGAGATACCAGAAATGCTAAATTTCCTTACTAAAAAAATGAGGGAAAAATGGGAGGACTTTGAGTTTACAGGTGAAATCTTCGCACAAGGGGAAGATTATGGAGACGTTTGGATGTTGCAAATGATAGACGGGGTCGCTGTGAGGAAAGAAACTCCGCGCATTGGTGGAGAGGTCGAATGTCCACACTGCGAGGAAACCTTTATTCTGTTAGGTAAGTAAAGAATAACACACAACAATTCACAGGTTCAATGTAGGGGTGGCGGAAAACGTAGACGCAAGGTATTAACAGACGAAGGATTGGGACACTTCGTAGACCTACCCAACTGCAAGGTGAACTTCTAACAATCCTTGCCTCCTACACTGAGTCTGTGAACAACGTAATTGCCCTTTGACGGCGACGTGCTACAAGAGTTGGCAGTGTAAAAACATAAGACCCAACCGCCGTCGTCATGGGTCAATTACAAGGAGTACACCATGCAGTCGTTCTTTTGTGAAAACTGTGAAGCTGAAACTCCTTACGAGGAGGATATCTACACAATCACAGACATCGAAGTTTTCCAACTCACTATTGTGCAGGAACACCTGTGTCAATTCTGTGGGTGGGGTACGGAAGATGTCGTCGTGGAGGAGATGTGCTAAACACGGAGGGAAGATGCACTGTAACATCCATGGGAAAGTGAGAGGGGTGATGGTGCACGTCACCATCGAAGGAACACGTCGTTATCTGCCAGCTTGTCCTGGCTGTAACCCACACATCGCAGGAGATGAGATGCCCTACAAGTCGGTCGTTCGCAAGGTCTGCTCCCACTGTGGAGTCATCACGACGCACCTCGTCGGCACGAAAGACGGCGTGAAGCTGTCCGAGTGCCTGAAGTGTCACACCTTGTCTGGATGAAGCAACGGGTCGCCAGTCCCCTCTGACTGGCAAGGAAACTTTAATCAATGATTTGTAGGAATATGGAACAAGAGATAAAAAGACACAAGCAATTTGTAGAAGATGTATATCAAGAGTATGTAAAATCTGAGTTAGACAAGCCTTTTATATTAACACTCGGAGCGGTAAAAGCAATTGAAGTAATGTTGGACAGTTTGGCAGAAGAAGTAGGTAGACTTAAAGCAAAACTCTAACCCACCTAAACAATAGAACGTATATGAATGGAGAAACACGAGAGCAACTTAAAAAACTAATTACAAGTGGAGAAGAAATAGGGCTTGCAGTGGGGTATGACGTTTGTAATCGTAAAGAGATTGAAGATTTTATCGACCAAGCCATCCAAGCAGACCATGAGCGGTTGGTGGGGGAGATAGAGAAACAAAAAGAAATCCAGTACGAAAACGAAACGAAAAGACAATGGTATGAAAAAGAAGGAAAGAATAAGATGGCAGACATAATCGTCAACCTCATCAATAACAAATAACCCCTAACAGGGAGTAACAAATAACCCCACCAAAACAACGCCCACATGGCACACTTTATTCAGTAAGAAGTAGAGTATGAAATTAGACAAAGGACAGAAGATATTAGAACAAGAACTTCAAAATCTATTGGTTGCTGTTCAAGAATGTGAATTTGGCGATTTCACAAATGAAAAATGGCATACACCCAAAGTCATTCTTGCCGAGATATTTGCGAGTATGCGACAAAATGTGATTGACGGAAAATACGATGCATAGCCCACCTACTCTCTCTATCATCCTACAATGGTAGAGAGGGATAACCCCTCCACTCAGCTCATATACGTGTGAGTTGGGATGGGGAGATTACCCCAGTAATTTTATACAATTCATTCGTTCAGTGGGGGCTGTGCTTCCTAGTCAGACTTGACGGCACAACATATACGGTAACTCAGTTGGTTAGAGTTATAGGAGTCGAGGGTTCAAGTCCCTCCTGTATGTGTAAGATAAGGGTCATTCCCTTATCAGCCCCATTGAGCGAATGAAGACACAACTGAAAAGCATGTTCATGGGGTGGCGGAATAGGTAGACGCTAGCATCAACGTGTAGTGTCGTAGGGTTGAACAAGAAGCTCCGACACACTTGCAGGTTCGACTCCTGCCCCCATGACCATGTTTTTCAGGAGGAAACATGCTCGAACGTGTCGTGTCTATCGTAGTTTTGTCGTCGTTCTTTTACATTTGCTACTTCGGCTTCTGCCTCTGGGTAGACAGCCTCTAGGAGTTCACCATGGTTCTGCGTCGTACGCTCCACATCACTCGCATTGACGTCGGCTTGCCGATTCACTGCAAGTGCAAGAGGGGCGTGATTAAGAAAGCCGAGTGGCAATCCACCACGGAGAGCTACAAGGTCACTTGCGGTCACTGCCACGCCACCATCCACGTCACGCCTAGCGGAAGCTACGCTGACAAGGGAGGAGAAGATGAGCAACCTGCGGACTAACTACAAGTGCGACATCCACGGAGCTACCACCTTCTTCACGGTCAAAGAAATGACCTACAAGAAGTGCGGGAGCATCGCCATCGTCATCTACGCCTTTTGTCTGCGGTGCAATACGCACTGCACAATCAAGGAGGTGGACGATGATGTACCGACTACGCCACGAGCCTAGCGTGCCACTGTTCTTCGACTGCCAGTGTGGTGACGGAAAGGTAGCCACGTTCCAGATGTCGAGGTGTGGGAGAATATGGGTCGTATGTCTGTCCTGTGCCACCATTCGCATGGTGCACGGACTGCGAGATGTCCCTGTGTATGTCCATTGAGGACACTGGTGCGACAGCAGACTCTGTCGCCAACTTACTATTTATTCAAAAAGGTATGAAAATTGAGAGAGTATGGGCAATGCCAAACAAATGGACATTCACAATAAAACCCATAGCAGAACTTCTCAAAGAAGAGGTTACAGAAGGTCTATGGTGTGACCCATTTGCAGGAGAAAATAGCCCAGCACAAGTGACAAATGATTTAAGACCTGACATGCCTACAACACATCATCTCCCAGCATTAGATTTTTTGAAAGGATTTCAAGACGAGAGTTTCGATGGGGTTCTATATGACCCCCCCTATTCTCCCCGACAAGTGAAAGAATGTTACGATAATATAGCAATAGAGGGGTGGGACGGAAAATGGGATGGCAGAACAACATTTTGGAGCGAAACATTGGATGAGTGTGCGAGAATACTGAAACCTAATGGAAAACTTATAGCATTTGGATGGACTTCTATGGGTGGATGTAAATCAAGAGGTTTTGAAATGACGAGGATTTTACTTGTCCCACATGGCGGAAGAAAAAATGACACGATAGTAACAGTAGAAAGAAAAATTCATTAAAGATGCACCGCCCGTCGTGAGCGTACCACGGCACAACTACTTTATTTATAATAGGAAATTGTATGGTAAACATGAAATGCCCATTTTGTTCTGGCACTGGGGAGGCTGTAAAGACTGGCTCATATCGTAACTCATTAAAAGATATGAAGACTGCCTACGAATTGCGACAAAAAGGAGTATCGTATAGAGAAATATGCAAGATAGTAGAGAAAGACCATCCTCAAAAAGTGAAGCACATGATAGAAAAGTACCACGATTATCTTATCGAAAAGGAAGAAATAAATTCATAAAATAGCTTCATTCAATAACAAGGGGTATATGCAAGTAGAAAAAATTATAATCACAAAAGAACTTATCGATATTCCAGATGGTAAGTCTGAGTGGATTGAAGTGAAGCTCGATAATCAATTTATGGGTGTACTTCATGAAGGTAGGGAGTATGTGCCTGCTACGGTTACAGAGCAAAGAACACTGTGGAAAGTGCAAAGAGTGAGAACTCATACTGGTGAAGAGAAGAAATATCTTGTGAAGGTGGACGATAGAGATATTTTCAATGAACTCGAAGTGGTCGAGCGAACAACTTTTGAGAGCCACCTTGCAAAAGTGCTTCATGAAAGAACACGCTCACTGGAAATTCACTATTTGAAAGAGCTTGCACAGCAACGTTCAAAAATACTCCGCCTGCCTTGGTGGAAAAGGCTTTTCAAAAAGTTCTAACTTCCCACCCCACATCAGAGGTGGAATAAACATATAGACGTATGAACAAACACATGGCACAAGTAATAATCTACGGCATGATACTCGTGTTTACTTTTTCCTTGATGTACTTTCTAAGCCCCTGGTGGGTAATACTAGGCGTAGTACTTTTAGAATCGGTAGAATAACCTATAATTGTATGAAATATCTTTTACTCGTACCACTGCTATTACTTGCAGGATGTGGCAGGGTTTATGTACAAGACGACCTGATAGAAAAGTGCACATCCCTGGGAGGTGAATACAGCATATCCAATAGGAATTGGTTAGAAAAGGAAAAGCCTCCAGTTTATAGACCTAGGTGCACTATATTAGACACTGACCTTACTGATAAAATGTTACAAATATGACATCAAAACTAGAACAACTGACAGAAGCAATATGTGAGGTGTTGCCAGATACCATAGGCAGGGATATTACGTTAGCAGATTGTGTAGAAATGGTTATGCACCCATTTCTATATAGACGAATTGAAACACTAGAATACAGTGAAGTAAACATATTTGGAGAACCTACAGATTTTAGACCACCTACACAGGAAGAGGTTGAAGAAAGACGTACAAGATATTGGGATGATTTAGAAGAGTTGGCAGGACATTCGTATAGTCCAATGATACCTCCTGTAAAATTGCTTTCTCTATGGAAGCACCACTCAAAACCCCTACACCTCCAAGAACAAGAAGCAATCGACTTCCTCCACAGTATAATTTGTAATAAGTAGACGTATGATGATTGACGGAACACACTACAGCAAAGATTGCTTTTGTGACTCGTGTAAAATTGTAAACTACAAGAAAAAGAAGCCAAGAGAATGTTGTGACGAGTGTAACAAAAAACTTGCATATTGTGACTGTGAGCCTATAGGTCATCAGACGATTGACACTTTCAAAGCCCTCGACGAAAGCCTAGACAAGCTACTGGAGGATGATTTTGTGGGGGAGCTTTTAGAGCTTACTGCATGGACTCGTTTTGCTACCATGAAAGGTGAAGATGTTGAGATTGCAGATGCTTTCCTAAACAAGAAGTTTATAGACCTCCTCCAACGTCACGAAGCTCATGTGCGTGAGAAGTGGGAGAGGGAGATTGTGGAGAAGTGCCAGAATGTATACCGACCCTATTCAGAACTGCACGACCCCAAGAGCAATACCTGCCCATGCTGTGTCTTTGATGAAGCAATTGAAGACATCATCTCACTCATAACAAAGAAAGACGTATGAAAAGACTACGAATAGCATTTGATACAGATGATTGCCTACTTGTTCCCTCTGTAGCGTCTGGTTTTGGGAGGGACACACCAAACTACGAAACGATAGCCATGTTCCAGTGGTTCAAAAAGCAGGGATACTACATGATTATCTGGTCAGGCTCTGGAGTAGATTGGGCACAGCAGTGGGCAGAGAAGTTTGGACTAGAAGCGGATGAGTATCCTGTGAAAGGAAGCGTACCTGTAGATATAGCATTTGACGATTGTGATGTGGAATTGGGAACAGTCAATGTAAAAGTGAAACGTATCAACAACTCTATCAGTAGAGGTGAGTGGAATAAAAATAAGAAAGACGTATGAAAAAAATAACAGTACCAATTCTCACAGAGGAGTATAAGATAGTCGTATTTTTAGGAAAGAAGGACGACCTGATAGACGCCTCTTCGAAATATCTCAAAAAAAGTAAAGAAGAAATTAAAGAGTCTTTCGCTGGGAGAGGCATTGCCTTTAATTGTACGAAGGAAGAACTGCATCCTCTTATACTGGTGGACGCAGATTTAGATGTGTATACAGGCTTTGCGACATTGGCTCACGAAGCTAGCCACGCAATGGACTTTATACAATCTCATCTTGGTATAAATGACACCTCTGGTGAGTTGCACGCACACGGAATAGCGAGTGTCATGCGTCACTGTTTGAAAACTCTACATAAATCACTCAAAAAGTTATGACCCAAAAAACAACATACACAATCCTCTTCATCGCCTTTGAACTCCTTGCTCTTGTATTCTTTGCTACGTCTATCTACCTTGAAGTAGAACAGTTAAAGGTAGATAGAGCTACACATGACAAAATCAAGGGAGTGGCAGAGTTGATACTAGAGAGTAATCCATAGTCCGAGATAATCAAAAATTATATGAAATGCACCTGCAATAAAAATAAAAAGTCCGAGGTAATTCAAATGGCAGAATAACGAACTGTTAATTCGTAAGTTGGGGGTTCGAGTCCCTCCCTCGGAGCATAATTTAATAAGTGAGCTTGTCGGCTTATGAGTATCTCAATACCAACTAAACCAGTACGGATGTGCCTTTCTGTTACGTGTGGAATGGTAGCACACATAGGACAGTTCTGTGGTCAATGTAAACAAAAAGGAAACGACATTGAATACACTAAATCTCAGATAGAACAAACCCTTATTCTGATTGAGAAAGAAAAGAGTAGACTGAGAAAAAAGTTTCAATCAGAAGACAACTATTTCAAAAACAAAATGGACGAGGAAAATTACATAGTAGACATAGACATTGCAACTAGAGTACACAACCTATACGAGAGAGCAGACAGATTGATACGAATAGTGTATGGGGATAACTCTGGGGAAAATAGAAGAAGAAGGCTACATAGAGCTAAAAAAAGATACTTTGTATCATAATTGGATGTGTAGTAGAGTATATACAGAGCTGGGTGAAAACCCCAACGGAACAAGCATGGAAACAACCCAGTCAAGGTTGTTTTTGTTGTTTATAGCAGGGCTATCAGAGCTCAATCAAGAGCCATAATACTCTTTCAGAGATAATTAGGCTAAGGGGTAGCCCCCCTTTAGATAACAATATGAAAGAAACATGGGAACAATTTCAAGAACGTGTAATAGGAAGAACCTCTGAGTATTTTCAAAAGGAATATAATAAGTGGGTAGAAGATAACCCTGAAGCTTACAAGGAAGAAAAAAGAAATCAAGAAACAGAATAGTATGGCAGGTGGAAGACCAACAGTATTTGATGAAATTACTATCCAAAAACTGGAGGAGGCTTATAGTAATGATGCAACCGACGAACAAGCCTGTTTTTTGGCTAACATTGCACAAAGTTCTCTATACAACTTTCAAAAGGAACACCCTGAGTTTTTGGAGCGAAAGAAGGCATTGAAAAACATGACTACGTACCAAGCTAAAATAAACATAAAGAACAAAGTAATAGACGGAGACCCTAGTATAAGTCAATGGCTAGTAGAGAGAAAAGAAAAGAATGAAGGGTACAGTATACGTACAGAGATTACAGGAGCTGAAGGTAAAGACTTTACTGTAAAAGAAATAGGTGATGACGAATTTACAAAACTGATGGCTACCTATGAGTCTAACAAAGGAACAGAAACTACTCCTAGCACGGAAGATTTGGAGTAAAGACATACAAGCCTTTGGTGAGTACTTTTTTCCACACCACCTAAGAAAGAAAACACCACAGTTTCATAAAGAGATATTCAAGCTGTACGAAAATGATAGCTTGAACAGGATAGCAATTGTGGCACCACGTGGATTTAGCAAGAGTACTATCACAGACCTTGTATATCTTGCATGGGTAATAGTGCACACGAAAGCTCATTTCATTTTACTAACATCAGACACCTACTCACAGGCAGTATTATTTTTAGATGCAGTTAAGGCAGAGTTTGAAAGCAATGAGAAACTAAAAGCCCACTACGGAGACCTCACGAGTACGAATTGGAGTGAGTCTGAAATTATAGTGAACGGCATAATGATAAAGGCACTCGGTGCAGGACAGAAAGTGCGTGGGCTGAAGTTTAGAGAGTATAGACCTGACCTTGTTATCATAGACGACCTTGAGAACGATGAGCTTGTACAGAGCAAGGATAGAAGGGAAAAGCTAGAGCGTTGGTTCAATGCAACACTAATTCCAAGTTTAGCTGAAGAAGGACGGCTTGTGATTATAGGTACGATACTTCACTACGATGCACTACTGACAAAGATAGCGAGCCCAGATAATTATACTGAATACGAGAAACGAACCTACCGAGCAATCATGGACGGTAAGAGCTTATGGGCAGAACACAAGTCACTTGAGCAGATTGAAACTTTACGACAGGAATATGTAGACAAAGGACAGGGCTATCTATTCTCACAAGAGTATATGAATGACCCTGTGAGTGGGGATAATCAGAAGTTCAAGATTGAAAACTTTAAGTTTTATACCGAGGAAGAGATAGAAAAGAAAAGCCTACAAACGTACCTAACGATTGACCGAGCTTATAGTACACAGAAGACAGCAGACTTTACCGCCTTTATAGTGGTTAGTGTAGACGCAGAGAACAACTGGTATGTCAGACAGGCTGAGAGATTTAAGGGAAACGAATACGAAGTCAGAGATAAGATATTTGACATGCATGGCTACTGGAAACCTCAGAAGATAGCAATGGAGCAGAAAGCATTTCAGTATACGTTTAAGATTGTACTGGATGAAGAGATGAGAAAGCGTAATGTGTTCTTTAACATAGAGGAATTGAAAGACGGCGGAGCTGGAAAGAACCTTCGTATCGAGGCATTAGTACCGAGGTTTTTATCAGGAAGTATTTACTTCAAACAAGACCAGAAGAACCTTATCGATGAAATGATGACATTTCCAAGTGGAGTACACGATGACCTTGTAGACGCACTTGCATATCAAATGGAAATAGCAAAGCCTAAAATAAGAACAAACCCTTTTACCAACAATGAAGCAAAAGCATTTAGATAATATGGAAAACGAATTAGTCTGGGAAAAAGTCAAAGAGGTAATGGAAAGCTCAAAGACTGATTACCTAAACATTATCGAGTCAGATGAGGATGCCGAGGCTCCACTGCTGTTCAATCAGCGTGACCTTGTCAAGCGTATCAACTACTACCTCAATGACATGTACACAGAGCGTTCAAATGACGCTATCTTTTGGAACATATCAACAACACGTCTACCCCATTTTGCAAAGCTGTTACAGTTTGATACAAAAGACTTCTTGCCAATGGGAAATGGTGAGATGAATTTCGTGCAGGCATGGATATTGCGTATCAAGGCGAAAGAATGGTTTAAGGACAACAGCTTTTATCAAACACTCAATGATATTGCACAATCAATGGCTTCTTATGGTGGTACAGTCTGGAAAGAGGTTGAGGTAGACGGAAAGAAAACAATCAAAGAGTGTAAACTAGGAAACCTTTATTTTGACCAAACAATAGACAAGATACAGGACACTGACATTGTAGAAATGCACTATCTAACCCCGTATGACTTATGGGATAAGGTAGACGTTTGGAGTAATGTTTTAGATGTAATTACAAAAGAAGAAAAGAACATGCGTATTCCTGTATGGGAGTTCACTGGCTACGTTATCGAAGAAGACCAGCCTGTCTATAAGCATGTAATAGGGTATGGCTACGGCGACACCTATACTGAGCTTTGGTGCGACGAGATTGAGAAAGAAGATTGCCCGTATGAGTCGTTTAGACTAGGGAGATACAATGGACGTTTTCTCGGTATAGGTGTAGTAGAGCGTTTATTCAAGCTTCAAGAGCGTGCAAATGAACTTGTAAATCAGAATGCCGAGACTACTAAGATTGCTTCCCTGTTACTGTTTAGAACAGCAGAGGCAGATATGACTGGCAACGTACTAGAACAGGCAGAGAATGGACAGATTGTACCAGACGCTACATTTGAGCAGGTGGGTATTACAAACACAGGACTCAATATGTTCTTGCAGGAGTTACAGCTTATCAATATGCAGGCTGACAAACTCTGCATGACCCCTGAGATTATCCAAGGTGAAGCGTCTCCTAGTAACACAACCTTTCGAGGTATTGCAGTAGTAAATGCGGCGGCGGTCAATGCCTTTACTATCTACAGACAGAACCTTGGTGAAAAGATTTCAGCTATTCTCATGAAGAGAATTTTCCCAGATGTAGTGAAGAAGTGGAACCGAGAAGAGTTTGTGGAAATTGCAGAGGATGATGTGGATGTCGAAGTGTACGATAAAGCCTTACAACAGAATATGGAGCGTGAGCGATTGTTAGGTGGTGAAGTAATCACAGACGTGCTTGTAGATGAAATTGCTAATGCTATTGCAGAGAAGACTCCCACTATCGGACGAAAGATTGAAATGGGTAAAAACTTCTTCAATTTCGAGTTCGGGTTCAAACTAATGCCTACTACAGAAACAGGAGATAAGTCGGTCATGAATGATGCGTATTGGAACGCCTTGCAGATACAGGGAGCAAACCCAGCACAACTTGATACCCCATTGTACAGACAGTATTTGGAAAACAATGGTATCTCCTTTTGGAAGCTGACACCAAAACAAAAAGAACAACTAGTCGAGGCACAGCAACAGGGAGGCTCATTACCAGAGCAAAAAAAGCCTGACGAATTATTGGCACAGGCTCAACAGCAACAAGTATGATTACAGAAAGCTTTATAAAAGGTCACGAGTATCAAGAGTTCAAACAGATACTTGGTGATACGTTACTTCACAAACCAATCAAAATTAAAACAGAAGGAAAAACAAATGAAGTAATAGCGAGAGAGGTGGCAAGTAGAGAAATGGCAGTAAAGCTCATACAGAGTGCGATACGGAGCTTTGAAAAGGGAGTTAGCCCTACAACTTCCACAAAGCAATCGTTTAGGTAGAAAGGCATACACCGAGGTTCGAGTCCTCGGCTACTGCAAGAGTTCCCACACCTCTTAAAAGTGGATTGAGCTATCGAGACTCTTAATCTCGAAACATTATTACTTCTATGGAAGAAGAAATCTTCGATACAGAAGTTGAGGAGACCACCTCTGAAGAAACCGAGGAGCTTGACCTCGAAGACTCATCACAAGATGAGGAACAAGATGAAGCTGACGACAGTGAAGCTGAAGATGTTGAAGCCCTGAAAGCCAGAGTGGCTAAACTAGAGGCTACCAACAAACAACTTTACGCCCGAACTAAAAAGGGTGAGAAGACACCTGTCACCGCTCAAAAGAGCAAATCTAATTCAAGTATTACTCGTGACGAAGCAATCCTATTTGCTAAAGGTCATACGGAGGATGAAGTTGAGCTAGCTAACAAACTGGCAAAGGTCAATGGTGGCTCTCTTATGGAAGCAGTCAATGACACATATTTCAAAAGTGTTGTTGCATCTCGCAGAAAAAAAGAGGTCGCATCTAAAGCATCACTTGGAGCATCAAGTGGCTCTAGTAAGTACACTCCTGTAGAAGTCGGTAAAATGACACCTGACGAACACAAAGCGTATTTCCACAAGGTCATGGGTAACACATAGAACACACACATATATGGCAACTGGAGCATTTCCAACCGCATCCGAAACCTCAACTACGCTCGCAAGCGTAATCCCAGGGTTGTTCGCAGAGAAGATGAACAACTTTTATCGGGACAACCTAAGAACTGCAGCTTTCTTTACAGACTTGTCTTCTGACATTTCACCTGGAGCAAAGACGCTTCTTATCCCGAACATCACGCAGATGACGGCTCACGCAAAAGCTAACGCAACTGTCGTCACTCTCAACAACCCAACTGACAACCAAGTCACACTTACAGTGGACACTTGGTACGAATGTTCATTTGCAATTGAAGACCGAGAAGCTGAACAGATTAAAAAGTCTTACAGCTACATGGAAACACTTGCAAAGAACGCAGCATTTACTGTCGCAGCCGCTTACGAAGATGCAATCATTGCCCTCTTTGCAGGTTTCTCACAGACAGTAGGTACTTCAGCCGCAGGACTTGCAGACAGCAACATTCTACGAGCTTTACAGTATCTTGATGCTGCAAACGCACCACAAGAAGACCGAGCGTTCTTCCTATCACCTAAGCAGGTATGGACAGACCTCATGGCAATCGAGAAGTTTACACTTCTTCAGAACACAAAGGGGGCTGACCCTGTCCTCAAAGGACATATTGGTTACCTCTACGGAGTGCCTGTAGTAATGTCAAACCGTATTGGTTCGTCACTTGGTTCTGCACTCGGTGCACTCGCACACAAGGACGCTATTGTACACGCTTCTACAATCATGCGTGTACAGTCTAACTACATCCCACAATACCTCTCTACTGTTACTACAGCAGACGTAGTATTCGGAGCTATCGAGAACCGAGATACAAGTGGTGTATGGATTAAGACGGCAGCAGTTTAACCCAACAAGTTAAATCATTAATTTGCTTTCCTCGTCTAGCTTTTCAGGCAAAGACGAGGTCTGAAAGAAAGTAATATGAAAATAGAAAGAATAAAACAGCTTGTAGAGCAATCGAAAGACTTTCCTAAATCATACATAGAATATAGTGGAGAACTCCCAGAAGACGAGAACATCACACCTGTGAGTTTTTATGGGGTAAGGGCGGTATATAACAAAAATGTTCCAGCGAGCGTTGAATGTTCATTAAGCTATTCATACTAATATGTCAGTACAAATTGCAACAGGAAAGGATTTGAAACGTGTTAGTGTAACCCTTAATCACAATGGCTCAGTCACCAAAGGTTCAATTCACGAAGTCTTGGCAGGAAATGTCACAGCAGGAGTTGGAAATACAGATAGCGTGGCAGAAGAAGCAGGAGTTGTTAAAGAAGAAGAAAAAGAATAAGCGATATGTTTAGCCCTAAAGTGTTCATGATTACAAGTGGTTATAATGGGTGCAATTATGTACGCATTACACAGCCATGTCTTCATAATGGATTTAGTACAGACAGACCTATTCTAAGTCTACCTCGAAAAGATATCTCTGAAGTTCGTGAAGAGCTGATGAACTCGGATGTAGTAGTATTTCATCGGGCAGAGGATAAGGAGTATCACGAGCTTGCTAGAATGCTCAAAAAGGCTGGGAAGAAGATAGTCATGGACAATGACGATACATTCAAGATTGAAACGTCTCATCCACTGGCTAACTTTAATCCAGACGGCACAATGGAAGAAGACCTGAAGCGGAGGCAAGACAATATCAATGAGTTCATGCACATGTGTGACCTTGTTACTACGTCTACTAAGACGCTTGCAGAAGAATATAGAGAACATAACAGCAATGTCATCGTACTGCCTAACTGTGTAGACCCTGACGACTGGGACGAACCGAAAAGAAACAATAGAGGTAAGGTGAGAATTGGATTAGTCGGGAGTGTAGCGTTTGAGTATGATTACCTTCATGTAAAAGACTTGATAAGGAAGTTAAGCGAGCGTGATGATGTAGAGATTTGTTTAATGGGTCTTGGGGGTTTGAAACATAGAGCAGAGAACCCTAGGGTCACAGAAGTATTTAGTGAGGAGTATGCGTTCTGGGACACAATCAAAAAAGAGCATTTCCCATGGGTGGAAATACACCTATACCCAGAGACGTTGAATGACATGGAGCTAGATATAATGCTCATTCCAAGACGAGAAAACTACTTCAACAAGTGTAAATCAAATCTAAAGTTTCTTGAAGCTGGAATGTGTGAAATCCCTGTAATAGCTCAGAGCTTTCCAGACGCACCATACGAGGAGATAGAAGACGGAGTGAACGGTGTCCTGATAAAAGATAACGCAGATTGGGAAAGTGCAGTACAAGACTTGATAGACAACAGAGAGAAAAGAAGAGAAATGGGACGAAAGGCACGAGAGTATGTGTTAGCTCACTATGACATAAACAACAACGCCCACAAATGGGACGAAGCCTACTCATCATTATTTAACGTATGAGAACACAAATTATAGATAAAAAGCTAGAGAAGATACTTGAGGAACGTGGAGAATTACACAAACTAGTAGGAGAGCTAAATGAAACGATTGTACGAGCAGACAAAGAACGCACAAAGCTTGGATATAAAATGGACAAGCTCAAAGAGAAGACTAAGGTCATCATGGATAAATTGAATATACAGCTTGGTGAGTTTGAAGTAATTTCACGAGTCTACGCAGAGGAGGGCAAGGCGTATTACGAAGTAATTGATATGGTTGAAGAATATAAGAAAACAATAAGAGAAAAAAATGCAAAGTAAAGAGGAGCTCGAGCGTTGGCACACAAGTGAGGACGCCTGGGGTTATAAAACAAATACAGATGATATTGTAAGAAAGGAAAAGCTGTTGAGCTTTCTCGGTATCTACGACAGAGCGTTAGATATAGGGTCTGCCGAGGGCTGGATTACAGGAGATATGCAAGCTAAGGTAATTCATGGGATAGAAACATCAGACAATGCATCGAGTAGGTTCCCTAGTAATGTACAAAGGGTATTAAAGCCAGAGGGAACGTACGACCTTGTTATGACGACTGGCACACTATATGAACAGTATGACAGAGAGCAAATAATAAAGTGGATTAAACAGTCTGCAACGAAACATGTACTGATAGCAGGGATAAAAGATTGGCTACCTAAACTACCAGAACCAGATAAGTACACAGAGTTCAAGTACAGGCAATACACGCAATCAATCTTTTTCTATGAAACTCCTCCACAACATTGGGACTGAGCAACACCCTAACTACAATACCATAGAGCAAGTGTTGAGTGAGCATGACGATATAAGTTTTGACGGCGTGTATCTAAACGTGTATGAGAACCAAGATGTACTAAAGGGAAAAAGTGGAATTTTATTTGTAACAGGTGACTATGTAGGAAAAGATAATCAATTTGATTTACCAAACGTCCCAAAGTTGGAAACGTATTGCACATGGAAACAGGTAGAAGAATTGACAGAGAAGTATGACTTTGAAATAGGATGGCATACATGGTCACACAGAGACCTTGCTAAATTAACAAAAGAAGAGATACAGAGAGAAGTCACACCGCCTTTTCCAATGAAATACTTTGCCTACCCTTACGGGACATATTCCGAACTCGTTATAGCGTGTGTAAGAGAAGCTGGATTTGAGAAAGCATGGAGCGTGACACAAGGAAACGACAATCCACTAACACTTTACAGGAACTACCTATGACAACAGTCGTGATTGCAAGCTACAAATACGGTCATCTATCAGCTCACTGTATAGAAAGCGTGTTGTCACAAACAAAACAACCAGAAGCTATCCTATTTGTAGATGACGGAGTTGGAGATTGTACGCACTTGCCGAAGATTTACCCAGAGATAGAGTACACATTTAGGGATAAAAACTTAGGCACGGTGAACAATTTTCAAGACATGCTCATGAAAGTAGAAACAGAAAGAGTGCTGTTTATAGGGGCGGACAATTGGCTTCGCAGTGATGCACTCGAGATATTAGAGGCAGTAGACGCAGATATAGTCACCTATGACATAGTCGTAACAGGAGAGTTAAAGGATGAGATTGATGCAAGACACGGATTTGAAACAAAAGAATATGAAGGGGATTTGTACTGGGATAGGGCAATAGGACACCACGGCTCAATGCTTTACAGAACAAAACTTGGGCAGGAAGTTGGCTACTCATCACCACCAGGGCGTACAATCGAAGATTTAGTACTCTACAATGAAATGCGAGTACGAGGAGCGACCAGAAAACATGTAGCAGAACCATTACTTTACTACAGACGACACAGAGAAAACTTTAACCTTTGTATATAATATGGTATTCAACGACACCACAAATAAAGACGGAGTGATACAGGAATGTGAGAGATATTGTAATCTCGGTGCTACTGGTATCTCTAGCAATACGAATAACCTATACGATTTCACCTCTTACTGTAACGCTACCTTACGTTCTCTTTGGCATACATCATTCCTCAAGTGTGGAAACTGGCTTTACGAAGACAACAATCAAACAGACCTTCCTCAATCCACCACTGACTTGGTAAGTGCTCAGGCAACGTATGCACTTCCTAGCGAGGCACTGACTATCCGACGTGTAGAAGTACAAGACAGTGCAGGTATATGGACAGAACTCTCGCCATTATCACTCAAGGAAATACCAAATGCGGTAGATGAGTTTGCAAAGAATGACTCTCAGCCTTTGTGGTACAGACTTGTAGGGAATACAATGGAGCTTTTCCCAGCCTCTAATTACGGGGCAACTGATGGATTGAAAGTCTACTACGACCGAGGTTCAGTTGCATTTGCGTACAATGATACGACTAAAGCTCCAGGGATAGCTAGTGAGTACCATGACCTTATCCCAATGGGTGCATCACTCCGCTGGCTAAAGATTAAAACTCCAGGAGGAGCAGACACTCAACAATTACAAAACGACTTTCTCAAACGAGAACTAGAATATGGGCAGTATCTTTCTCAAAGGTTTAGGGATAAGGTATCAAAAGTAGGAAGAAGAAACACATCATTCAAATAATAATATGGCAAAACTTCTATCGATAGACAATTTTTCAAACATGGGTGACAATGGTATATTTTACCTGCAAGGTCTTTCGACACGAAAAATATCTGGAAAAACAGTATTGCGACCTGTCTACACCACATTAACAGTATTCAATGAGGATACTAACGGATATTCAGGAATAGAGGAAGTTGAAGGCATGGCATCGTGGTCACATCAAAGTGAGAATAGAGTTGTAATGACAGGGGGAGCGAACATGAAAATATACGAGTCTAGTTCGTCTGGTGCAGGTAAAGGTTTGATACATGACAGCCCATTTACAGGTCAGTTTTTAGTGTCGTTTTGTGGGTTACAGGACGTGTTTGTAACTAAAAATGGAAATCTGCTCTACTCGTTAGGTGCATCTCTCGGATATGGTGTTCGAGGACAAACAAATGGGACTTCAACAACAAAGATAGTGGACGACCAAGGGAGAGATTTCACAGCATTAGGACTTGGAACGTCATCTGATAACAATAAGGTATACAACCTTTCAAAAGGAGAAGAACACACCATAACATCTATCTCCACAACGACATCTCCAAATGACACATTGAACTTTACTGCTGGAACTTACACAAACACAGATGGAGATTGGTTTGTTGCTTTTGCTGACAGAGGTGCTTACAATTCTGGAAATCGCTGGAACTCCTTTCTTACGACAGCATTTCCTCAATTTCAAGACCAAGAGGAAAACCTATCATGGATAAGGCAAATTGTGCCATTCGATACTGAAATACTTATAGGAAATGGGAACTTTCTCGCAGCACTCAACGAAGATGAAGTCACGTGGAATGATAACTATAAACAGCTACCATCGAATGTTCAGTTTTCTTGCATGGACACAAATCAGAGTAGAATACTTATCGGCGGTAGTATTGGTTCTCGTGGCAAGCTGTGTCTATGGGACGGTTACAGTGACGGCTTCCTCTCAATTATAGAGTTTCCAGATAATATAAGTTCTATAAAAGCATTTGGCTCTGGCTGGGTTTTTGCATCTATCAATGGTATTTATTCTACAGACGGTTATAACTATACAAAGATAGCAGACATTCCTGACCAAGAGAGTTACAGAGGTTCAATGAACTTAATCGCAAATGGCATGGTAACACATGACGAGACAATCTTTCTGTTGCTTGCACCAAATGGGTTTACCAGGGCGAAATCTGGTTTGTGGATTTATGAAGTAGGCTATGGATGGACATATACACCAACAACAAATTCTTTAGGCAGTAATTTGTACGATTTAAATGTGAAAGCTCTTGAACTTGTAGGAAACGACGGAGAAGATATTATGGGTTATGTAGCTTGTGGAGGAGCCACTGCAGGAATAAATGTTTTCAGAGTATTTAGTTCAGGTGGTACTACAAGTGAGGTCATATTCAGGCAAGACTTAGTTGAAAAAAGAAATATAAAGGAGGTTCATGTAAAAATATCTTTTAACAACACAACAGACGCAAGCGTTACAAACGACCAGATACTCATGAGTTGTGCTATTTCAAACGACGACAGAGCATTGTGGAAAAGTGCTCAGACAGGAAGTGGTTGTACTACTACGAGTATTGTAAACGCAACTGGAGGAAATCAATACAATAGGGGTACTGTTGGTGATTTAGTAATGCCATTGAACGGAGACGCAGGAGGAGAGCAATCTTTTATCCAAAGTATTGCAAATGCAGGTACTTCAAGTGAAACATGGACGATAAGCCCAGCATTTTCGAAGGCTCCAGTAGACACTACTGATTTCAATATCATTTCGATGAAGAAGCAGGATGAAACGAAAACCATTAGCCTTACTACACTTCCAGAGTTCATCAAGTTTCAAGTAACAGGGATTTACACAGACCTTATGTACCTACGGCTACATGTGACAGGTGGCAGGAACTTTACTATTGATAGAGTAGACGTATATGGAGACTAAAAAAAAGATTGATACAATTCAACCAAAGTACACTGGAGAAAGTAACAACAACTTTACCACTTCGGCTAAACTACAGACTGTTGAAAGGAGATTTTTTGAGTCAGAACAGATTAAGAAGTCAAGTGCTGTAGTACCGACGTATGAACCAAAAACATTTTTTGAACAATTTTATCTATACAAGAGTGGAGGGACAAATAGATTATACGTGAATATAGATAACACGTGGAAGTACGTAACATTAACATAGTATGGCAATTACAGAACAGCAGATAGCGTTCGATGTAAAGAACCCACTATCGGCGACACAAAAAGCAAGCATCACAAACCTTGTAAACAAAGGGACGGCTTTTAGCGAAACCGACGCTAAAAACTATGCGTTTGCAACAGGACAGCTCGGAAAAGAGGCTAACTTTATTGGAAAGACAGGTGCTCAGATTATTACCCCTACCCCAATACAAAACTCAGTATCTGCAAATGACATTTCTAATCCTAAAACAGATATTCCAACAGCTTCTGGTACTCCAGTAGATACTACCCCTCAAGCTGTGTCGGGATTTAGCACTGCACAAGACCAACTCACAAAGATGATACAAAAGAATATAGATGACGCTGCAAAGGCAGAAGCAACACAACAGGCTAAAAAAACAGATGTACAGCAACAGATTATTGATACCCTCGGAACTCTTGGACAAAAGGGTGAACGGCAGATACAGGTAGAAGAACAATTTGGACGTTCTAAAAACATCGAACAACTCCAGGCTCTCAATACACAAGCGGCACAGCTCACAGCAGAATTTAACAAAGCTATTGAGGGATTGAGTGCAGGCACAGGGCTTTCAACAACTATCGCAGGAAAGCAGGGACAACTACGCAGACAAGCGGCAGTTGAGCTTGGTGCTATCACAAGTATTGCTCAAGCAGTACAAGGCAATATAGCTCTTGCAGAGAGTACTGCTAAACGAACTGTAGACCTTGAGTTTGAAGATGAAGAAAACAAACTGAAGACGTTAGGTTTCCAGCTTGATTTTATCAAAGAAGACTTGACAGACGCTCAAACAAAGAAGGCTGATGCATTAAAGGCAGATATTACAAGGCGTGAGAATGAGATAGCTGAACAAAAGGAAGAAAGGAATGCAATTTTCGCCTTGTCTGTTAAGGCAGTGGAGAATGGAGCACCGCAAGAAATTGCACAGAAAATGCAATTGGCAAAAACTAAAGAAGAAGCTTTGGAGATTGTTCGCAAGTATCTTCCTGAGACTCCAAAACCAATAAAGATTGGAGTAGATGCTAATGGTGAAGATATAATGGGATATTATGATACTTTCACACAAAGCTTTAAGTCAATAAATGCAAAAGGTTCTGTGGATACAGTAGGTGATAATGATATTGACGTTCCGAGCTACATAAAAGATGCCATTGATGTTGTGCTCGGCTCTGGTAAGTTTACAAAGGAACAGCAAAAGTCATTCATAAATGCAGTACAAAATGGAGAAGACCCATATACTGTTATAAAAAACCAAGCTAAAAATCTGATGGGGCAAACAGAGGCGACTAATCTGAGCAAGTTTGAAGTTGCAAAGAGTACAATGGTTGATTTACAAACCCTCCTAAGTGAGTATTATGCGAAAGGTGGAAACACAGACATATTCAAAGGGTCTATAAACGAAGTCGCTAACAAACTCGGTCAAGTAGGAGAAGATGGTCTTACCGAAATACGAACAAACATAACTGCAGCACTTCAGATATACCGAAACGCTGTGTCAGGAACAGCCTACTCTGAGCAAGAAGGACAGGATATTGCCTCTATCTTCCCAGGAATTAACAAAACACAGGGACTCAACGATGCTATTTTAAGAGGTAGATTAAAGGCTTTTGACTCTGTGATTGACGGCACTTACAGGACTGCACTAGGAGGCGTATACGATACATTGAAAGAAATGGGAGAAGAAAACAACCTAGACACAAGCAACCTTACACCCATATTGCAGTCGTTTAATTCTGTGGAGGCATTGCTACGACAACACGATGAATACAAAAAAGTAGCGACGTTAGTATCTAATAAATATCCAACTGCTTCCGAACAACAGTTGATAGGGTTTATTCAAGCCTATAGCCCAGGTTTTAATCAGCCCCTCAGCATGGGCTCAAAAGGCTCAATCAAGGTGGCAAGTAACATAGTCTCATCATTTCAAGCAGGACAGAAAGGAGGGCAGTGTGGAGACTTCACGCATAAGATTGTTGATATTCCACCGATGGGTAATTATTTCTCGGAGAAACAGAAGTCAGTCAATAAGAATGGAATACCTAAAGCTCAATGGACTCCTCAGATTGGGGACGTAGTAATCACTGATGGTTCTGATGTATCACGAACAGGTCAAGCATTAACATACGGACATGCGGCGGTAGTTGTAGGAATAAAACCAAATGGAGAACTGGTACTCCTCGAGAGTAATGCAAAAGGAAATGAAAAGGTAACGAAAGGACGCACAATAGCATACAACGACCCTTCTATCTATGGAGCACTCCGAGGTCAAATAAAAAGTAAATATCTAACGTAAAAATATGGCAATGTCAGAACAAGAATATCAAAAAGAATTAAAACGGATACAGGAGAGGAAAAATACAGTGCCAACATCTAGTAGTTCTTCTGGTGGAAGAAATCCAATAGTAGCTCGTGCTTTGGCAAACATCGAGAAAGATAGTGTCGAGCAACCAGTCACGACAGCTGAAAAAGAAAAAAACAAATCTGAAGAAAAGCCAGGGTTCTTTAGTCGTGTTGGTACTTCTCTAAAGGATAGGGGGAAAAGCATCGCACAGACTTTTAACAGAACTGCGTCAGGAGAACTAAGCCCTGTTGAGTTTGCAGTGAGAACTTTGGGCGACACTATCGGCGGTGCAACAGACATCATAGGTGCTGCTATTGAGCCAGCAGTAACTCCCATAATAGAAAAAATAGGGGAAACAGCACTGGGAAAATCAGCTTTTGAAAAATTAGGTGAGGGCTCACAATCGTATGAGAAATGGAAGGCAGAAAGTTCTGCACATGAGAGAATAGGGAAATCAATTGAGTCGGTAGTAAACATTGCAGACCTATTTGGAGCTGTGGCTGTAAAAAGTACAGCAAAGAACGTGGTAACACAATCAATAAAGCGTGTTGCTAGTTTGGCTGATACATTTGAAGATACAGCACTAAAACAGGCTCAAAAAAGAGCGATAGAAAGAAGTGCAAGAGCAATAGAGCAACGTGTAGCACCAGAACTTACGAAAAAGGAATTGCGAATTGCATTTGAACAAGGTAGAACACAGAAAGTTGGAAAGATAAAGTCCATGTTAGGCAAGGGAGATATAGTTACGCCAGAGGCAAGAGTTCAAAGTGCAGCGAGAACTTTGGCAGAAAGAATACCAAATGTTGAAAAGCTTTCTGACCAGGAAATCGCTGAGGCAGCTAAAAAACAAATATCGCAAATCGCCAAGGAGCTTGAGCCAGAACTAAAAAATATAAAACTGGACGAAGCACTTAAAAATGATATGGTAGATGCGTATCTTGAAATAAAGGATGTTCAACTCAAAAATCCAATTCCTAGTGCTTCACAAGTAAAAAAACTTCAGAACAGCTTTGAAAATACACTTCTTGATTTATCTGAAAGTACAAATGCAGATGACCTTTGGAAAGCAGTGCAAAGATTTGATGAAAGCGTACCAAACTCAATTAAATCTGCTACCTCACAGAGTTCAGAAGTCGCTCAAGAACTAAAAAACATGTGGCTAGAACAGAGAAGGATATTGAGAAATGCCTTAGACGAGACTACTGTTTTGTCTGGCACTGATGTTGCTCCTAGATTTAAGGCAATGACTGATATGTACACAGCTAGAGAAAACATTATTAACGCAGCTAGATTTAACAAGGGGGACAGTGATTTTGCCAAAAAAGTGTTCAGAAACGCTCTTGCTGGCTCTGCAATTACAGGTCTTGGTTATACTTTAATTGACTAATATGATGGTACTCATATACGGAGCTATGCTGGGAATTGCATTTACACTTTTCCAACAGAATAATAATTAAAAATTATATGCCCTACACGATACAAGAGATATTTAATGCCGTACATGATACGGACAATAATGTCTTAAACACAGAAGAAACAACATCCCCAGCAGAAACAGACGGCACAGTACAAGATATTCTAAACAAAGTATTTAACCCAGCTACTAATAAACTAAGAGTAAGTTAATATGGCAAACATACAAGAAGTTCTAAACGATGTATACGACCCAGATACAGGTACACTTAAAACATCAGGTGGAGGAGGCGGTGGAGACGTTGCTTCAGTAAATGGACAGACAGGAGTAGTAGTCCTAGACGCAGGAGATGTCGGAGCACCTGCACTACAAACAATGACAGATAATGCGGTATTGCGTGCGAACGGAACAACAGGAGAATATCAAGACTCCCTAGGAGTGACTATAGATGACAATGGTATCTTCTATCCGTCAAATGGAGTATTACTTGTAGACGATAGGACTCTTGAGTTTGGAAACAGCAGCGATGTTGTAATTGCATACGATACCGCTGATGCAGATGCTCATGGGTTCAAAGTTGGTCTTCCTGATACCGCAGGAGACAACACTGGGTACTTCATGATAGGAGAACAGTCAGAAATTATAGGACAAGATACAGGACTTCAGACAGGTGATGGCTATATATTTATTGCTAAAGAAAAATCTACATCTGTATTTGCTGGGTTCGGTCCTATAGCTAGTGTAGTATCGCTAGTTGGAGTAAATACGAAAGCATTTCAGATTTTAAATCCAGCAAGCGGTCCGTGGTTCAGTGTCGCAAGTGACGGGACAGACACGCTTATTACACCAGAGGGTGGGACAGAACTTGCACTCGGTGGAATAGTGAAAGCAAGTAGCGGTGTACGAGGTAAACATTCAACAGCAAATGTTACTACACCAATCCCTACAGACGCAGAACTCGACTCAGCTTTTGGTACGCCTGCAACTGTAGGAGCTGGGTTTACAGCTACGCTTGATGACGCAGGCGGAGGCACAGCAATGTACGCAGTAGCTTCAGACGGAACAAACTGGTGGTACACACTTATGACAAAAGCAACATAATAGCTCGTTAGAGAGCCTTCGGGTTCTCTATAGGAATTATTATAAAAAATATGCTTACAAAAGAGCAAGAGAAGTCATTGAAAAAATTGCAACGTCTTCAAAAGATTGATACAAATCCGAAAGATGCTCTATTAGAATTGGCTGAAGCAGTAGATGAAACTACAGATGTTTTGTTTGAACATATTTCTGATATAACGGATAAGGTGGAAATGGTAGAGAAGCAGGAAGGTCAGAAGGGAGAGAAAGGAGAGCGTGGGGAAAGGGGGGAACGTGGAAATGACGGGAAAGACGGCAAGGATGGAAAAAATGGTGCTGACGGGAAAGACGGTCTTGACGGAGGAGACGGACTCGATGGAAAGGATGGAGAAGATGGAATTGGTATTGACGGAAAGGACGGAAAAATGGGAGCCATGCCAAAGCATGAGTGGGACAACGAGTACTTACGATTTCAAATGACACCCACCGAGTGGGGGAAATGGGTAAACCTAAAGGGGGATAAGGGTTATTCTGGTGCTGGTTCTCGTGGTGGAGGTCATGCCAAAACACCTCCTGCTACATGGGGTGGTATCACTGGTACGCTGTCAGACCAGACCGACCTACAAAGTGCCTTAGACGCCAAACTAAATATAAGTGCTTTCGTACCAAGTGGCACAGACAAAATGCTCCAGTTCAATGACGGCGGTGTCTTCGGAGGTGCAGTTGAGGTATACTGGAACAAGACCGAGAAGAAGATGAAAATGCTCACAGGCTCTACCTTTGAACTTTACAACACAGCAGACATCACTACGAACTACGAACGAGCAACGCTGAAATACACGAGTAATCAACTACAGCTCACATCCGAAGCAGGAGGTACTGGAGTGGCACGAGGATTTTTGATGAATGTTCCAAATGGTGCATTTTCACTTACAAACAACATCACAGCTAATACAAACAAGACAGGTCGGTTCTTTATTCCACACTACAATACAAGTGAGGAAGGTGGATTTGTATTCGGTGGTACAGTCACGTCCACTTCATATTTGCTAGATATAGGGGGGGGTACGACATCTGGAAATACAATAACACAAGGACGACTTTGGGCTGCTTCAAATAACACGACGCTCACAGGAACACAAATCGCCACCTGGGATGTATCACGTTTTACGCACAACTCAGGAATGAATTACAAAGTCACTCGGATTTCATCAGCTACCCATAATGTAGCCAGTAACGAGCATCTGCTATATGTGGACTATACAGCTACAGGGGCGGTAACAATAAACTTACCAGCCTTTGCATCGACAAGAGACGGACAAGAATATGTAATAGCCGATACAGGAGGAAATGCCAGTGTGAATAATATCACTATAACGCCAGCGGGAAGCAACACAATAGGGCTTGCAGGAAGCAAAGTAATATCTACAAATGGGGGCTGTATAACAATTAAAGGCGATAACTCAAAAACAAATTGGATAATAACATCTAGCGTATAACTCTATGGCAATAACAAAAAAACTCGGAGACATCGAAGTAGTAGACGCAACCAAAATCAAAGCTATCGAGGAGACACTGTACGACAAGACCGTACTCACAAAAGAACTAGACGAAATCGAAGGACTTATCTACACAGAGAAGCAAAACAAGAAAGCTATTGCTGACGAATATCAGACACGAGTCGCTGATATGGATGCAAAGATAGCGTATTGTGAAGGAAGAAAACTTCTTATTCAAAACAAGCTCGCTTTATTCAAGTAGTATGGACGAAATAAGAGACAGGCTTACTAAGCTGGAAGGCAAAACCGATAATTTATACGATGCACTTCACGAAATCAAAGAAGTCACTGTTATGGCT